CCAGTCATTAGCGAGAGCGAGTACGCCTACGTTGGTGACAAGCCCTGAACCAAGGTCGATAGCTGTTTTATTACCAAAACGCAAGCGGTCGAACCAATTGAGGTCCATAACATCTTTGGCTTTCTTGAGATTGCCATTTTTATCACGGACTTCGACAGAAAGATTAGTTTCATAAGCTTGGTCGCCAGTAACAATCTTTGAGCGAGTAGCAGAGCCAAAACGGTCGGTAGCGACAATAACGCGGCCAATAAGCGGAATATTAAACAGTTTCTTCATTTTGTGTCTCCTGTTGGGCTTGTGTTTCGGTAGCAGTTGATTGGTCGGCTTTTGCCTCTTCGTCCACCAATTCCACAACATCGGGGTAATTTGCCATCACGACAGGTTGGTGGTACTCACTGGTAACGCTGAGCGTTTCGCCAGCAGGGATTTCACCAACACCAATGATATTGACTGTTTCGCTTCCGTTGTTCTGGTAAATCTTGGTAGTAACCATACTTTTAGTTTTCCTGCATTAGATTATGAACTCATAATACCACATTTCACTAAGCACAAGTATAACAAAAAAGAGAGCCCGAAAGCTCTCTCTTTGCAATCCATAAGCTGGATTAAGGCTGGCGGGCCCAGATACCTTTTACGGCACCGAGTACCCAACCCGTAACACCAGCAGTACCAGTACCGCTAAAGCGAATTTCGTCGCCCACGTTACTTGTAGCTTTCGTGTTAAGAGCGGCCTTGTTCACGGCAGCGGTGAAACCGTTACCAGTGAAACCGTCAGCAGCCGCAGGGGCTACAGTGACAAGCACACTACCGTCTGAGACGGCACCAGCGGGGCCACCGCTGTTTACTTTCGCGCCACCATTGCGGACGATATATTCAAGTCCCAAAGCCGTTGAGGGCAAGGTAATTGTAATACCATCGGCAACTACGTTCTGGACGATACCAGAGTCAGCAGCTACCAGTGTTTTGTTGGTTGAAACGTCTACAGAGACGCGGCCATCAGTTGCATTAGCCATGATTATTTACCACTTTCTGCGCGCTTTGCTTCAATAGCGGCAATTAAATCTTCGTTTGTTGAAAGGTTTGCGACATCGAGGCCCTCGGCAGAAGCAGTTTCTTTGAGTTCATCGGTGCTTTGCTCAGCGAGTGGCAAGGTAGAGGCACCATCTGGGGTGTTCTCTTCGGTGCTATCGCTAGCGGTGCTAGCATCGTTAGCTGTTGGCGTTGCGTTAGACGCATCGTTAGGAGCAACGGGAGCTTCGGGAGTCTGGGTAGACTCACCATTTGCGGCTGCGGCACTTGCGGCCTGAGCCTGGACACTTCCAGCGTCTTTAACGCCATCGGTACTAGGAACGGTTGGCACTGGTTGTCCAGTGGCAGGACCACCAACAACATCAGTAGGTGCAGGCTGGGCCCCACCAGTTACGCTTGCATCGGCAGGGACGACTTCGGGTACGGCTGGAGTTGTACCACTATCGCCAGCTACGCCATCGGCAGGAGCTACGTTTTGGACAGGAGCAACATCAGTTGTAGATGCCTGAGCATTTACAGCGTTTGCACCATCTACTTTAGCTTGTTCGCCACCAGGAACCTGGCTAGCACTGTCAGGAGTTGTACCCTGCTTTAGTGCGGCGTTTTCAGCCTCAAGTGCGTTCATGCGAGCCAAAAGACCCTTCATGTCGTCACTTGCGCCAGCACCTGTTTTAGCAGATGTGACTTCCTGAACAAGATTGATTTGCACAATCTCTTCGGGCTTTGAGTCTCGCACACGGACAAATCCGACGCGGAGAGCGGCTTCGCTTTGTGCATCGCCGTACAGTGGGTCACTGAGGGTTATAACCTCAGCGCCACTAATAGGGTGTCGATACAGTCCAGCGGTACCTGTTGCGCTGTTGGTTTCCTCTGCTGTTTGACCAGGAGCGGAAGCCTTGAGCTTTGCGGTTAAACCATTTTCCATATTTTCTTACCTTTCTATTAAGCTATTTTTTGAACACGAATGGCGACACCCTTGTTGGCAGGAATGAAGCAGTCGTAGTAACGACGACCAAAGGCCACCATACCACTAATACCGAATGGGAAGCCGTCACCAGTTTTGATTTCGTTGAACTTCGTTGGAGCGACAAGCACTTTTTTGGAAATGAGCATGAAGCCGAAGTTAGCGATGTAATAGCTAGTTGGGCAAGTAACAATCGTCATACCTAAGACCGTACCGATAACACCAGTAACTTTACTTGCGTAAGCTAGGTTTACAGCAGACTTAAAGGTTGGGTCGAGCCACAGGAACGCTTCGACAGCAGGAGTGACGTAGCACACCATGTCGTCGAGACTAACTTTTGCGTCCTGCAAGGCAGCGCGCTGAGTTAGGATTGAGCTAAAGGCGTTTGAAGCCGTAATAGCCAGGACAACCGACTGGGAGTTAGCAACTGCATAAGTAGCTGCGATGCTCAGGCGGTAAATGTCAGTCACAGGGATTGACACTTCGCGGACTTGGCGCTTAACAGCCTCGTCGATGGCAGGAACCATCTTTGAGTCTTCGCGGTTTCCACGGTCGATTGAAATTGAGAACGACTTGTCTTGCGACAGGATAAAGGTTTGTACACCGTTACCAAGCTCGACTAGTGGACCGTAGCGCATGATACCGCTTCGGACGTAGTCATTTTCTGCTACGACGTTCATGTTGTAGATGGTTACAGCGTTGTTACCGTTGCTGAAATCCATCTCGATGCCATTGTTTACAATAGCGTTGGTTTTAGACTCAACGTAAAAT